CTTCAACTATCATATCAAGCTGTATATGATCAAGCTCTATGTGAAAGTATGGAAGACTTGGGAATTATTGGTGAAGACCGTGATGGTTATGGTGATGATAGTAAATTCAATAAGCCAGATGATAAAATCGAAAAGCCCGGAACAACTGTTCCAAAGCCTAAAAAAGGTGGATATAAGAGAATATCTAGATCTACTCCATATGGCATTGGTGCTCATGCAAACAGAACTGCATCTAGAGTTAGTACAATTGTAGGTGATGATCCTGGAGCACCTAGAGCTGAAAAAATGGCAAAAGAAACTAAAAGAAAAGGACCAAAAATGGTCAAGAAAGATGGTAAATGGGTAAAAGAAGCTCTAGGATATTATGAACTAATTCTTTCTCATCTTCTTGATGAAGGATATGCAAATACCGTGGAAAATGCAGAAGCAATTATGGTAAACATGAGTGAAGAGTGGATTAGTAGCATTGTTGAAGGTTAATTCAATTCAATAAAACTTTCAAAGCCTCTCTATTGAGAGGCTTTTTTATTGACCAAATTTTTAGATTGGAGTATGGTTGTGGGGTGAGTTGAGGACCCTTAAATCAACATCTTTGTAACCTCTCCTTGGCCTGCAGAAAGTGCCATTGTACTTCCCGATAAACATGTAACTAAAATGGCCCTTGAGGCGTGCCAGATGCTATCTATCGTAGCTTCTCCTTGGTATCATAACTATGGAAAATTACCAAAAAAAGATGGAACTCCATATTCTACACAAAAAGGAGCATTTAAAAATCATCCATGTACAATTTGGGCGGCAGAAAGCATTCATAATGCATATTGGTTAATTAAACATGGTATGAATTTATGTGATGAATATCAGTTAAGATATGGAAAGCAACATGCATGTTATAATACTTTAATCTCTGCCTATTATCTTTTTCCAAAAGGAAAAGTAGACAAAGTAACTTCTTTTGTAAGAGCAATGCCAGATGAGTTAAAACATAATAATAATATAGATACATTTGAAGCATATAAATTATATCTTAACACCAAACCTTGGGTTAAAGATAATTATTTAAAACTGCCATCTAGAAAACCTGAATGGATAATCTAAAAATTAATTTAAGTTAATAGAATTGTGGAACTTTAGCTCATAGATTTAAACAATAAAAAAGGAGCCTTTCGGCTCCTTGGGAATCAAATAAAGTTTGAACTCACATTAGGTTCTTAACTAGAGTACGCTTGTAATAGCGGTTGGTATTAGCTTGTAGTCTTCCAAGTCCTTGGTCAAGACCTTCAGCAAATGGGTTAGCAACTAGACCATATCTGGTCTTGAAGCCAATCTTTGGCTGGAAGCTTCTCTCACCAACGGCACGTACCATTTGGAGAGGAACATAAGGGCAATAGAATAGTCCAGCATCATAAGGAGAAGTTCCCTTATAACCTACAACATAGTACTGATATGCATTGGTATATCCATTGGCAGAATAAGGATCAATGTAGACCTTAAACTTACCATTTAGAGTACCAGCAAAAGTATTACCAGTATCATCTACTTGTAGATTAGCATTTAGTGCAGGGGTATAGTCTAGAATACCAGCATGAGCAAGAGCAGAAGCAACATCAGCGGAGCAAAGAACGATGTTGCCCTTTCCTCTACGAGTTCTCTGTGCAATGGTGTTGGCATCGCGCTCAATTTGGAAAATTAGACCTTTGAACTTCTCAACTGACCAACGACCGTTGGAGTCAACATCGAGGTCAAAGATACCTTGGGTAGCTACGTTTTGTTGTGCTCCAGGCTCTGCAATCTTATAGATTGTACGAATTACTTCTCTGTTGATTTCAGCTAAAATCTCTGAAGAGAGAATATTAGCTAATTCTGCTTCTGCATTCAAGCCATGAATAGCTTTGAGGTCTTGGGCTAGTTCAAGGCTGTATTCTGCTTTTAGCGCACGGCTCTTGGCAGTTACTGAAACTCGCTCGATGCTTAGAGCCATTTCGTTGAACTGATCGCCTGCAGCGGTAGTTCCACCTAGAGCTTCTGCATCGCCAGTATCCATACCCTGACCTACATTATATTCACCTAGAGGTGATGCAGTAGGATTGAGTAGACCTGGGTTAGAGCCAGTTTGGTCAGTTGTACCAAAACCTGATGTTACACTAGAGAATCCAGTTAGAGACAATCCAGCATTTTGACCAGAGAAAGCAGTATCTACCTCATCGTAGAACGCTTCAGGACCAGACTGATTGACATAACGGCTTCTCATTGCAAAGATGAGGCTTACTGGGCCATTCATTGGCTGAACACCAGCAAGATCATATGCAACAAGATTAGGCATTGAACGTCTAATCAATGAGATTAGAACAGGATCAAAACCTGCTACTGGACCTGCTGCTGCTGATCCATAGCTGAATCCACCAGTACCTGCATCATTAGTAGGTGCAGCTTCGGATAAAAATTCGCGCTCTTCTCTAAGAGCTTGTTCTTGGTTTTCTAACAGGATAGCGGTTACGGCTCTGCGATGTGAATCCTTAATAGGCTCTAGACCTTGATAGTCTAGAAGTGGAGCCCACTTTTCCTGCAGTTGTTCGGCATTGAACATTTGCATTTGTAATTACCTCTGTTTAAAAATTGTTTTTAGTTTGATTTTATAATCTAAAACTCACTTTTTAGAAACTTTTTCAAGAGCATTTAGATATACTTCCATGGTTCCACTTGGAGTGGAGTATGGAACATATTCAGTAGTTTCTTCTACTAGATAATCTTGAGTGTTTCTATGAGTACCAGCATTTGATGGGAAATAAGATTCCTTCAGTGCTACTAGTTTCTCACGATATTCTTCCTCACTATCAAACTCAACATTTTCTGCAAGAGAAGCAAGCTTGTCTTTCTGAGAAAGTGCGAGTCCCTCAGAAACTTCACTAAAGATTACATCAGTGACTGATTCTGCTAGTCTTTTGTTAAGAGTAATATTTCTCTCAATCTGTTCGTTGAGTTTAGTCTCCATCTCATCAAGTTTTTCTACCATACTCTCAAGGACATCATATCTTTCTTCAGGAATTGATACATAATGATTTTCAAAAAGTTCTTTAAGATTTACCAAGAAGCTTTCGGTCATTTCTGCACGAAGCCCATTTTCTATGGCGAGAGAATTTTCTTCTATCCATTCTTGAGCAACATACTCAAGATATGAATCTACTCTCTCTGTTAGTTCTTCTGCAATAACTTGAACTTCTTCAACTAGTTTTTCTTCATATTTAGCAATAATTGCTTCTTCTATTTGTTCAGTTCTTGCATTTAATGCAGCTTCAAATACAGTTTTAGCCTTAAACTTAAATTCTTCGGAGAGTTCCTCGCCAGATAGAAGTGCATCTACATCCTCTTCAATTTGAGATTCTATATTTTGAATCTCTTCTTGCATTTCTTTTTCTTTCTTGGCTTTTTTAGCCTTCATATCTTTTTTATCCTCATCTTCATCTTCATCTTCTTCATCCTCATCTTCCATATCGTCACCACAGGATGATTCTTCTATTGAATCCTCATCTTCTTCATCTTCAATGAGGTCGAATTCCTCCTCTTCAATTTCATCCTCATCGTCAGATGTAGATTCTTTTACTGCACCTTTTGCTAGAGTATGCATTGGATCTGCTTTTCCTGCAGAACGATTTACTACATCTCTAACTTGAGCTAAAATTGCAGCAGGATCTTTTAGTTTTGCACTATCATTATCTGGCTTATAATCCTCTGGTGTAGGTCCACCCAAGTCTTCCCAACCAGCCTTTTGGCCATCAGGAATATTATTAGTTAGTTTAGGCATTGGCTCTGCTGGTTTTGCTCCAGCATTAACGACATTTTTCACTTGCTTGGTGCCTACTTCCATTTCTTGTAAATTTTTTCTTCCACGAGGCATTTTTATTTCTCCGAAAAGACTATTGTTTATTTCTGTATATATTTATATTTTTTGTGATTTAAATTAATTTAAGGTAATTTTCAAAGTGTTGAAGCTTTCTTTCTTCAGTTAATCTTCTAGATAAAACATCACTTTCAATTTTATTTTTAATATTTTGTGCGATCCATTCTTGTCTTCCACTATCAAATAACCAATCTACTCCTTCATAAATTCCTTCAACAAATGCAGATGGTGCAGATGGATCATGTACTATATCTGCAGCAGTAGACAACATAAAATCTTCACTAACTTTACTATATCCTTCATTAGTTTGAACTAATGACCCAACTCCTCTTGAGGAAACTCCGAGTTTTACTCCTTCTTCATACAATCCAGCAGCAATTTTTCCCATAGGCAATGTAGTTAAAATTTTAGCTTTTCCTATGAAATTATTTCCAGATTCTTTGAGGGAGACTATACTATGAGAAACTCTATCTAAATTAATAGTTGGACCAGCGGGATGACCCAATTCTCCAACAGCTCTACCCTTGCTTAAGTAATTTTCTACGTAAGCATCGACCCCCTTTCTCAAGGTTTCCATTGGATACATTCTTTTATTTCTATTGCAAATATCTCCTTGTAGGAATATTCCTTCTATGTATAAGTTTTTCTTGCCATTGTTCTCCTCAACAATGACTTCAACTTGTTCCATTTCTTCTGTGATTAGTTTCATGTTCTTAAGAATAAGAGTTTACTTGAATTTCGGTAATATGAATTTTATTTGTACCAGACCCAGCATTATATGCTGCAACTCTAGTGACTTTTCTTAACTCTCCTTCTGGATTAACTACAGAAGAAACTGAAGATGTATTAAAATCTAGTGTTAATCTAGTGTTATGATAGCTATCAAATGAAGTTCGATTATCTACTGAAATAACAGTAGCAAAATTTGTGGTTAACCCAACTGGAGAACATCCAGAAATAGATACAACATCTCCAACAATAAATCCTCCACCTGTACCTTCTGGAAATATTATTGTAGTAGTAGATCCAGTCACTATTCCAACAAATCCTTTAGATCCCCATTCTTCCTTAAGTACCGTTTCAGTATTTGCTGGAACAAATAAACTACTGGCTGTATTAATTCCAGGAGATGGACCAACATCTATATAACAATTTAAAGTCGGAACAATTCTAATATAGCCAGTTTTCATGGAAATAGGCGCAGAAGTACTTACTCCTCCTGGGGATGCTATATCAATAGCTTCAAGTTTTTGTATTATTTTTAAAGCCATTACTTTAATATACTTTTATTAGTTATTTATCAATATATTTCTCTCCACCTTAAAGCAACTCCAACACTAGTCGGATCATTTCCTAGATTGGTGACACGGACAGAAAAAATTTCAGAATCAGTAGAGTCATAATTTTGTGATAAAAAGTTTTTCTTTGAAGTAGGCCCAAATTGAATTTGAGATCCTCCAGATGCCGGTTTAGTTATATTTTGACTATCACCAGAAGCATAACCCCCCATAAAGTCTTCAAATATTGCAGTAGTAATTCCGGTTATAGTTTGATTATATTCAACAACTGATTCAGGACTTTCTGATACCCAGGTCCCAGCCGTAGCTAACCCAGCAACTCCTTTTATTTTTACCACATCGTACTTAACATTTGAACCAACGCTAATAACAGAAACATCTTCTAATTTTACAGTTGCTCTATTCAGATATCCTTTAAAAGAATTTTTAAGTCTAATCTCCAGAATAGGAACAGTAGATCCAATACCAACGGACCTAAGAGGAGTTACGTGAGAAAACTCTCTTCCCGCTTCTGTATATCCACCTTCACTCATAACACTGGCACATATCTGAAGAAAAGATCCACCAACACCAACTTGAGTTCCAGTATTTCTAACTTCACATCTAACCGGGAGATTAGGACTAGACATATAAACAGTTTCAATATTATTTGAATTATAAAATTCATGGCAAATAATATTTTTACCATCAATACTAAATCCACATCTTACCCTACCTACACCTAACCATTCAAAGTCGGTAAAAAATAACTGTGATTTGGTAATATTTAAAGAATATCCAGATGGTCCATTTCCATCTAACCTATCTTTATTCCATTCCGATTGAGAAATCTTTCTATCAGATGCAATTCCAGTAGTAAAAGATCTAATTACAAAATTTAAAGTTCCATCTGGTTCTTGTTCAAAAAAGATACCATTTCGGTCATCAAAATAACCAGTTCTTTTTATTACATTCTGTTGAGCTTCACCAAATGTAAATGAACTATAAATTAATTGAGACTTACCTGGCATGTAATGGTGATATCTTTTAGATTGATGTATACATAAACCATTTGTATTAATACCAGAATTTAAAATAGCAGCTGCCCGATTTTGATCAAAAATAACAGTTGCCCCAGTTCCGACTTTAACATCAATAAAATCAGGATCAATAGAGTAAAGATGTTTATAATCTCCAAGAGTAAATGGTTCTGATGTCCTTAATCTACCAAATGCGTCATCTGATGGCTTCCAAGGATCATATAAATGAGACATTAAATTACCCTCCAGGAATTATTTTTCCAAATAAATGTAAGTGATCCATAATCATATGCAAGAATTGCACGATCTCTACCATCGATCAAGTCTGATCCAGAAGGTAGAATAGTTATATATCTATTAGTTCCTTTTGATGCTTCTCCTAATTCATCCTTAATAACAAATATTTTTCCTTCTCTATCTGCTCTCGGTAAAGTTATAGTAACGGCACCCGAATAATTTACACCAATATAATAATCTTGTGGTTTTATAGTATATGAAGATGAAGTAACGGATGTTATGGGAACATCCATGTAGGTCAAATTACTTTCTCCACCACCACCTAAAGTAGAAAGTTGCTGTTGTACTCTAGATAAAAATATATTATAGTGTTTATTTAAATCTTCAATAGTTACAAATTTTTGATTTAGTGGAGTTAATGGATCATTAGTCTGCTTAACATCAGAGGGTTCTGATAATAATCCTAATGATTTTTCAAGTAAAGTTGGGAGTTCATTTGATATTTCTTTTTCTTCTGAAATAGACGATATTGCTGTGGAAGGAGATGCTTCAGTTGTGTCTATTGTAGAATCCCCTCTACCAATCTGATTTATATTAGATTTCTTTTTGATCTTCTTTTTTCCAGATATATTAGTAGTCAGAGGTTTCCAGAAATAGTCGTCAAATGAGTTTGCGACTATTTCATCTATCTTTTCTTGCTTTTCTTTTTTTGCTTCTTTTATTAATGAAAAGAAGTCATTTAAATCACTCACGCTTCTTCTTCGTATTCTTCTTCGTCAGTTCCAAATATTGAAGCAGCAACATATGGCTTTAGTTCTTCAATATTTTCTGCAGCTTTTGAATATAAAACTTCTTTTATTTTATCTGAAATTTCTGCTGGACTTTTATCTGCAACTATCATGTTAATAATGTCTTCCATAAAATTTAATATACTGATCGTTATTATTTAGATTTCTCCTGGCTCTACATTTGATGTAGAAATCCCAGGCTCTTTAGCTGGTGTTCCTAGAGTATCAACTCCACCTGTTACATTAGGTTGCATTTGATCTGTAGGTTGTGGCTCCATCATATCCATTGGATTCATAATTATTCCAGAATCTATTTCTTTTTTTATTTCTTTATCAATTTCTATTATTTCTTCATCGGTTTGATTTAGAATCTCTCTTCTTATATACCCTACAGAGAAATATTTTCCGATATATGGATCCATTGCAGAAACTACACCAAGTTTATCATTCATTATTTCATTCTTCTTAAGCTCTGCAAAGTGATTATCATATAGAAAATCATATTGAATGTGATCAGATAATATTTCCCAATCTTCTGGACTAACTATATTTTTTAATATTAACTGGGTTTTTAAAATATCTGTAAATAATTGAGCAAATCTTTTTCTTAACCTTCCTACAAATCTTGTAAACTTAAGTTCATCTCTCAATATTTCTGAAGATCTACCTAGATTAAATCCTCCACCCGCATCAAGTCTAGTAGAAGGAACTCCTAATGATTTATAAAGCTTCTTCTCAAAATATTCAATATCAGCAAGTTCTCCTAAATTTTGTCCTCCAGGTAAAGTAGTTACTTCTGTCCCTCTACCACCCTCTCTTCTTGGAAGCCAATAGTCTTCCAACATAGCCATATATTTTCTATCATCTTTTATTTCTCCAGTATCTGCATTATAAACTAACTTATTTCTATACCGATTCATTACATCTCTCATGTATTGTTCGGCTTTAATTTTTGGTAAATTTCCTACATCAATATAAAATAATCTTTTTTCACTTGCTCTCGATAGACGATAGATTACAATACTATCCTCTATCATTCTCAATTGATTTAATGACTTAATTGCTTTATGTAAATATGATAAAATTGTTTGCCTATTTCTATCTACCAACCCGGATGTAACCGAGGTTATACTATCTTTAGTTAACTTTACTGCTTTTGAAGACGCAGAATAGCTAGAATGTAAATTAGAATTGGTTGCAGAATATCCAACATTTGGATCATACAGATAATATTCTTCTATCTGTGGATTTATTATTTCGTCTGATTCTTGATTTTGTTTAGATAAAACTGATCTAACTTGACTAGATAAGGTTGATTCTTGTGTTTTCTTTAGTCTTCTGATATATCTTATTTTTAGTGGATCAATATATCTTAATTCTTTGATCCCTTCTTCTGGTTTATTTAGATCTATAACTTTATGGTAAAAAATTCTACCGTCGATATACCAATTTCTAAATATTTCGTGTGCTTTTTTATCAAAATCTAATATTTCTTTTATTTTTTTAAATTCTTTTCTTATTATTTCTTTTAATTTATCAGAGGCAGGTAGATTAGTTAAATCAATCTGAACTGGACTATCATTTAAATCAGAAACGATAGCTTCATTTACAATATCTTCTATAGCACTATCACATTCTGGGTGAAGTGCCATTTCACGATATCTTCTAACCAAGTCAGCTTCATTTTTGTAGACTCCTTCAATGTCTACATATTGTCCATAAAATCCACTAGTTATAAAATAATCTGATTTATCTTCATCATTTTTGGGTACTGGAGATAATACCTTACTCTTTTTGTCATTATCTCCAGTATTCTCAAGTTGAAATCCAAATAATTTAGCCATTCAAAAACTCTAGGGTTACTTACTATAAAGTATTTAGATAGTCTGTGATATGCCAAGCATACTACTAGACTCATTTCTTTCAAAAGTATCCCACCATTGATACTGAAGAGTTACGGTAAACTCTTCAATCTGGTCAGAACTATCATAAGATAAATCTATTGCAGATATGTCAGAAGGCCAGCATCCATAAAACTTATAAGTTTTTAATACTGGCATTGCATCAGTTGTAGCAGGAAGAGCAGGCTCATTTTCTACACCTCTGCTTAATTGCTTAACAATCATTTCTTTCTGATATAATGCGGGAGTAATTACCCCAGCATTATCATCATGTCTGTTCATTAAATTCATCCATTTCTCAAATGCATTTCTGATTTCATAATTAGTATCATTTATGACTGTTATAGTCCATGGATCGAATGTTCTATCTCCAGCAATTTTTAGAGTTCTTCCTCTAAATGCAACTGGAATTGTACTTAAGGTAGATGCTGGGATTTGTGATCCCTTAACCATAAATCTTAAGCTTTCAGACAAAGTTGAATTTTGTTCACTGTTTAATGATAATTCATCTGGAAAGTAAATTTCACACTCAAATAGATTAGGTCTTGCGCCACCACCTACTAATTTTGATTTAAATTTATCAATAGATCTATCAGTATAGGTAGCTAAATTTGTTGTTGATTCGTTAGCCATTTTATTCTCCTTTTAATAAGATTAGACAGTTCCTACAACTTCGGAGAATGAAACTCCAGTTCTTGTAGCTACAAATGTTAGACCTATGAAGTTAATAGATCTTGCAGGCTTAACAAAGATATCAGCCTTAAACTGATTTGCGTCAATCACATCAGGAGTATTATTACTTTCATCACATACAATTAGAAACTCGGTAATTCCTCTCTTTGCTCTAACGTCACGTAGATATGGTTCAACAATATTAATGAAATTAGCCCTTGTGATTGCATCATTAAATTCAAATAACTGTGCTCTTGCTGCAACTTCAATTGTTTTCTCTATAGTTAGGAATAGCATTCTAACATTTATTCTATCAAATGCAGAAGCATAAGAAAGTGCTGTTTTATCACCAAATAATATAAATCCAGCACCAGGAGAAGAAATTATTGGATTAACTCTCTTTGTATAGAGTTGATCTCTTTGTGCTTTTGATGGGCTATATGCAAGTTTTATAACATTATTTAATGTTCCTCTTGAACTTCCTGCTGGTGAGAACCAAGGGAAATTATTTGTAGAGGTTCTAGATATTAGCCCTGCAATATCAGAATTACATGGAACATAGACAAATTTATTGTTAAATCTATCTAATGTATATTTATATCCAGAATCAAATACTGCATAAGATGAAGATGTAAGTGGAGAGAAAAATTCTATTATGCTGTTAGTTTGTGCAGTAGAATTAGCAGAATTTATTATACCATCTTTATATGGAGATATTAGTGCAATACAATCTTTTCTATTTTCTGCTATAGCAATAAGTGCGTTTGCTTTTGCTTGAGCATCAAAAATAGTAGGACCACCAGAAGGTCCGTTAATCAAGAAATTAATATTGTACTCTAGATCACTATTGAATATATTGTATGAATTTATAACTTCTGAATTTGGAACTGAATATCCACTATCACTATAATCTACTCCAGAAGTTAAATTATATACTCTTGGACCAACACAACTAAACTTACTTCCTTGTGCGGGATTTCCCCAGAATGCAGTAGCAGGTTGGAAAGTTGTAGATCCAGCTCCAGAAACAATTATATCTGCTGGTATTCCATTTTCTGGATACCCTGCATAAATGTAATTAGAATTCTGGTAAATATAATCTTTATAATAAATTTGCTGAGATGGAGAAATTCTTCCATCAGAAGCTTTTGACAAGAATAAATATTTTTCTAAAATATTTCCGGAAGTTCCAGTTAGTCTACCAGTATCATCAATTACAACAACATGAACCTCATCATTTTTAGAATTTCTTTCTAATGCATATTGTGATGTTCCTGGTTTTGGAGCTATAGATCTCCAAAAAATATTATTATTTTCTAATTGAATTACTTGAGTATCATACCAATCTATTACAGAAAATGATTGTTGAGTTTGTTCATATTCTATAGTAGTTGTTATTCCCCCTACAGTATTTGAAGTTACGAAGAATGATTGCTGCCTTGCAGAGTCAAATGAGAATGCATTCAATGATATTGCAGCATCTCCTGGATTTGCATAAGTTACTGGATATGAAATTCCACTATTATCTACTCTATCAGTGATTTTTACTGAAATTTCGCCAGTATTTACTTCAGTTACAACTCCTCTTAAGTATCCATCTATAGTTACTACTGAAGATCCTATTGCAGCGGTTTTTGATAGAGTTTGTGTTACTGCAAATCCAACTTGAATTGGTAAACTTTGGAAACCAACACCCAAAGTTCCAAATCTTACAGTGGAAATAGCAACTGTACTATTTACTGATGGGGCACCAAAAATTATAGTTCCTCCACCTTCTGTAGTTATTCCAGTAATTTCTGATATACTATCAATGATATTTAAATTATCGGTTTTGTCTATATACATACCAACGGTTATTCCGGTGGTATCTACTCCAACTACCCTGTCAGTATTTACGCCAATGGTAACATTACTTCTGGTCTCTGAAACATCTACTACAGTAATTTGAGTCCCTAGAGTATTAATTCCAGATATCTTTTGATCTGCTAAATTATCAATAATGCATACTTTTAATCCATTTGCCCATGTTCCTGGGTTTCTGGAAGAAAATATCCATCCAGTATCATTTATATGATTATTTTGATAATCATCATTAGAATAAATTTTTAAATTAGTTAATCCACCAAGAGTAGAACCAATTCCAACTCTTGCTGCATTGGCATTAATTACAGTATCTGTATCTAAACTATTATCGCATCTAATTACTCTTAAAACTCCACCATATGATAGATAGTTTGAAGCACTCATCCAATATTCATATTGATCATCTTGAATTTTTGGTTTACCAAAAACTTCTAATAATTGACTTTCAGTCTCAATTAGAACTGGATCATTTACTGGTCCTTTCTCAAAAGGGCCAGCAATAGCACCAACATTTTGAACTCTAGAGTCAATTCTACCTAGAGTTAGGTCTACTTCCCTAATATTAACCCCAGGAGAAACTAAATTTACCGCCATCTGTTTACCTCTGAAACGAAGCCTTTATTTCCTAGTAGTATTTATAAAAAGTAATTTCTACTAAACTCATCTATAGTCCCACATATATGACATGTCTCCATATTCATCTAAATTCCAAACCTCTATTGGATTGTTATTATTTCCGTCTGATATCAGCCATAAATCTCCAGTTTCTTTCTCCACAATAACTTCATCTTCATTACTAATACCATCATTAATAAACCCAAATGGTGACATATCTTGCTCTATTTGGTCTTTTTGTTCTTGATATATTCTTTTACGAATATCATTATTTGTCATTTCTTTGAAATAGTCTTGAACTATTAACCAAGAGAAAATCACAAGACACATTGAAAGGTCATCATTAGTCCCAACTTCACCTTCAAATGAATTATTTTTAGCTACAAATGTAGTAAGTTCGCTAATAATATCAAAATCATTAATAATAAGTTTATCGTCTTCAATAATTGTTTTTAGATTGGAGCATCCTACTCTTTTAACTTGTTTAGACATTTTGATGCCTAATTGTGAAGTTTTTCCGGAAAATCCTTGACCAACTAATTGTCCAGCTCTACCTCTCATAGAACACATAAGTAAATTTTCATATTCTAAATCAAACATTAAATCTTTTGCCACTTGATCTCCCACACTAGCTATTTCTATTAACACAAAAGCTTTATTATATGAATTTGCTACCTTGTAAATTATATCTGGAAGTAGCATGGGTTTTAATTCATTATTTCTATATTTTGCTACAAGTTTATATGGTATGTTAGTGATATCAATAACAACAAATGCATGATAATCTTTTCCTGTTCCTTCAGACACATCAACAGTAATCATATAATTGTGATCTGCTAAAGGTTTTTCATAAACATCTAGCCCTTCAGATCTAGTTATTGGATCATTGTATACTAAACATTGTAGTTTTGCAGAAGAAACCAGAGTATCTACTGAACCCAGAAAACTACATTCAAATTCCTGTTCCCATTGCTCCTGTGATGTGTTGGCAATAGTCTGTTGCTTCCATTTCTCATCACGACCGGGGACTTCGCTCCAATGAACCTCTGTTGGAAAATATTCATTCTTACCTCGTATGGCATCGGTCCAAAATTTATAAAATGAATTCATTCCTTTTGGTGTGCTAACCATAATCACTTTAGTACTTTTACCAGAAGTGATTGTTGGATATACGGAACTAAAAAATTCATCCGAAATTTGATTTGGAATAAATGCAAACTCATCTAGGAAAATTATATTATAAGAACCACCACGAATAGCAGAACCTGATGTGGATGATGCTATAATTTTTGAACCATTATCTAATTCTAATGAAGCTTTATTCCAAATTTTAACCCCTTGTTGTAGCCATTTAGGTAAATTCTCATAAGCTAATTGTAATCTACCCAACAAGTCTTTTGCAGTTTGGGCCTTATTAGCTAGTAGTGCAATATTTGAGTTATCATTAAAAATAATATAATGCATTAAATATGATATAGCTGTTGTGGAGTTGTGTGTAGGAATAAAAGTTTTTCCACATAAAAATAGTTTATCTTCACTATTCACAGATATACAAGCTACTGGAACACTGTCCACCTCTTCTATTTTTTGAATATAAATTCTGAAATTTTGTGGTCTAGTAGGATGTGAACTACTTATTAAATTTAATTTTCTTGGTAATTTGAAAACTTGTTCCGTTGTTGTAAAACTAACTGTGTAATATACACAACCATTTATGAGTTTTCCTCTAACCCTTGACTTTATACCTAAACTTGAAAGTAGTTCAACAATTTGCAATACTAAGTCATAGTTTTTTTGATAAAACTCAAATCCTCTAGTATTTGGTCTTACTGAACCATCAGTATCCATCAATCCACGAAGGAGTTCTACTCGACTCTCATATGATGCTCTTAGATATTTTTGTGGAATATGTTTATTTCCAATTAAACTTTCTTGATTTAATTTTGAATGTAAGTCACTAGGACGAAATCTACAGCAGTTATTGGTTATTGTACAATGTCCGATATCAAATTCATTTTTATAAAACTCATAATCATCTATATGGGCTGTAATTCTTGCATCGTAAGAATTACCATCTCCTAACCAAACTCCCAACAGATATGGATCTATAGGCAGTTCTTCATTATAAAAGGTTTCTAGAGGTTTATTGATTTCAATATAATATGAACCTTGGACACCATTCCCCCTTGTGTTAGTTTTTTTATTCTTATATTTTCTTACTATATCTTCAGTTGTTAATATTTTTTTACCAGCTCTCCAATATGTACTATTAACTTCCCATAGATGCTCTGCATCGGCAACTATTTCATCGCCATTATCGAAGTGTATTTTATAGCACCTATGATTATACATAGGTTCAGTTTTAGTTAAAACCCTGATAGATTTTCCGGAGGGTGAGAGTATAGTATCCCCAACTTTTAAATCTCCCATAGTAGTCCAACCTAATGGAGTTGGTATTGGGGTATCTAATGCAAGTGCTTTTCCACACTGCCTAGGCATTTTACAAATATTGAATCTATTTTTATGAAAGTTCCTAATCAATTTTTCCTGGAACTTATACATTTTAAATGGGACTAATCCTTCATCTACACTTACAATTTTTACATAAGTTTTTGCAAAATATACTGGATCTTTAGAACATTTTATATACTCATCTATCTGTTTGGCAGTATATTCAATGTTTACATTTGCTTTTTTAAGTAAAGGATTTCCAGAATAAGTTTCAATAGAAGACATAAATTAAATATTTTGAATTTGATTGATAGTTTCCAATGTGGCTAGATATATTTTTAAATAGCATTTAACTGCTAATTTAAGCTCTTCAATATCATTACATTGATCTATTTCATTACACATTCTTGTATATTCAAATTGTTTACTTAAATCAATAAGTTCAATTTCATCTGGATTTCTCATCACATGCTCCGAAGAAAAAATAAGGTTTTGTTGGATCTTTAAAAGAAGGTTTATATGTTAAAACTTTTGCTCCAGGATAAATTTTATCTACTTCATTAGTTATAGAAGATTTATTTGGTCTAGTAAATCCAGGAACAAAAAACTGCATCATTCTATAAATTCCTCTCCATGATATTAGAATACTATATGTGTTTCCTGTTTCTTGTACTCTAGTATACTCTTCATTAACTTTTTTAGACTTATTCCCCCAATTATCCGCTCCAACTTTTCTACATTTTACTAGTGCAGCAGATCCATATGCACTAGGCCAGACTTTAAATCTAGACTTTACTTTATAATAACAAGCATCTTTAGTTCCACTACCTTTTCCTGGAATATCTTTAGTTGCTTCTTTAAGAGTTGGTTCTGCCTTTACGTAATGTTTATTCTTTGTTCCTTTGGGGAAAGTTTTAACCATAGTAGGTTTAGATGCACCAGATTTATCTTGTTGGCTTGGATCTTGTTCTCTCTTTCTTCTAATTGCAGATTTTATAATATCTTTACCAACTTTACCTTTTCTTTTTAGTGCAGCTAATCTTCCACTACTAAAACACTTTGGAGTTTTTGTTTCTCCTGGTTCATTAGCACAAGGACTGCCATCTGCTTGTACCCATCCTGGTTTTCCATCTTTTGATTTAGAACCTTTAAACCAATGATGAAGAGTTCCCTCTTTTATAGATTTTTTTTCTACCTTTTTGAGTAATTTATAATAATCTGGATTTTCATCAATATGTTGTGATGCTATAACTTCTGCTACTTTTCTATCTTTTGTATGTTCTAATTCTACTTCAACTCCAGCTTTTAGTTGAGAAGTAATATAATCTAATGGAACTTTATGTTTTTTGGAAAGTTCTTCTGGGGACTTGTGAGATTTAAATTGTTCTGTTACAGTTATAAACTGTTTAAAAG